AAGCAAAGCCATATAGAACAGGAACGGAAGGAGGAAGAAGCGGATGAATTCTGATAGGACATTCCAACTCAATAGATGGCGGAATGCTCTCTGGTCATGGTTCACTCGATACAAAAATCCACGGCGAGGCAGTCCGAGCCTTGACTGAAGAAAAGATATATCGGCGTCAATATGCTTGCAAAAGCTTTCAAAGTCTTCCATATAGTCAAATTCGCCATGAGGGAGAAGGCGTTTCACGGTATCGAGATGGTCAAGAATACGGTCATTAACTAAAAGGCGGTCTTTTTCGACCAGTTTAGACAACTCTTCGTAGAGATGTAGGAAGGTTTGATAGGATATATCTTTTTTGTAGAGGTACGGCTCAAACAGCTCGAAAGCGGGGGCTGCGAAATGGCGTAATCGCTTCTCGTAGTTTCTTCCAATAAAGGCATAACGAGAGCTCATGCGATACGCGTAGTAGGTGGCGATCGCTAGGATTAGTGAGGGGACAATCGTAATCAAATACTCACGCATAAAAACACATCCTTTCGTCGTGATTATATCACGCAGGGGAGGTGGTAACAACCGCGAGAGGAGGTGACGAAGTGGAGAAAGACCTGATCCCAATCTGGGAAAAGGCGGTGCTCACGATTGAGGAGACATCCGCATACATGGGCATCGGTACGGAGCAGATACGCGCCCTTGCACACGCAGCGCGGCACGGCATGGGAGACTTCCCTGCATTCTGGGTGGGGAACAAGATCAAGGTATCACGTCGGGCTCTCCTGCAGTGGCTTGATGATGTGGCGGTATCGCATCGCGACCTGACCAAAGCAGCAGCGATGGTCGAGAATGCGAAGCAGATGAGCGAGGCACGCGGGCGCGGTCGCCCGCGTAAGAGAAGGGAGGCAGTCGCATGAGCGGCAAGAAAGTGATTGCAGGATGTGTGATCGCGGGACTAGCGATCCTCTGCGCAGGAGCGTGCAACCCGTGGGACGACGGACGGGGGGCGGTGTTGGTCGAGGAGACCTATGTCGTTCGCCCCGGTGATACCATCTGGGGCATCGCAGAGGAGTATGTCGCGAAGAACACCGGCACGCGTCGGTACATCTTGGAATATAAAGAGGGCATCTACGAGAACAACCCGTGGCTCGTAGATCGCAAAGGGCTGATTCGTCCGGGCGACGAGTTGCAGATGACATACTGGGTTAAGGGGGAGCAGGAATGACAAGGGAACAGGCGAATGAGCTTGCGGACAGACTTGCGATGAGCGACTTGTTCATCTGCGTAGCACTCAAAGGAAATCGCTCGTGGGAAGCGTCCTACGGTGATTCATACAAGTTGGTTGACGTTGCATATAACACACTGTTGTCAATGATTGATGAACTTGAAACAGTCGAAGAACAGATCACGCAGATCAGAACCCGTATGATGTTCCTGAACGAGGCGCGTATCGCAAAAGAAAAAGCGCCCGAGGCGGCGGCAACCGCTCAAGGCGCAAGTGTTAAATGATCTGCCGTGAGTATATCACGGATGAGGAGGAAAAACAATGGCTAAACTCATTATGACCGTCGCAGAGATGGAAGATGAAGCGAAATGGCTCGAAGCACGCAGCGCGGGAATCGGGGGCAGCGACGCCTCAGTTATCGTTGGTCTCAACCGCTGGAAGTCCCCCTTCCAGCTTTGGCTTGAGAAGACGGGGAGAGCTGAGCCGGAAGACCTCAGCGGCAACGAGTATGTCTACTGGGGCAAGGTGCTTGAGGAGGCAGTCGCAAAACGATTCTGCGAGCTCACAGGAAAGAAGGTACAGCGGCGCGGACTCCTCCAGATGGACGAACCGTGCTCCTTTATCCTTGCAAGTGTTGACCGCATGGTTGTTGGCGAGAACGCAGGGCTTGAGTGCAAGACCTGCAACGGCTTTGCGGCGAAGGAGTGGGAGGACGACGAAGTACCTGCCGCCTACTATGTCCAGTGTCAGCACTACATGATGGTCACGGGATGCGATCGGTGGTACATCGCGGTACTCATCGGCGGGAATCATTTCGTTTGGAAGGAGATCCCCCGCAATGACGCTGAGATCGATCTGCTCCTTGATGCTGAGATTGACTTTTGGAACCATGTCACCACGGGTACCATGCCGGATGTAGACGGGACAGAAAGCTGCAGGGAAGCCCTTGCGGCAGAGTTCCTGGGCGGCGTCACAGAGGCGCTAAGGCTCCCCGAAGATGCTGCATCAATCGTCGAGCGCATCCAAGAACTCGACAACGTGAAAAAGAACACCATAGAAGACATCGAGCAGCACAAGAACCAGCTCCGCAAAATGCTCGGAGACTATGAGCTCGGCTATGCGGGGGATTATAAGGTCACCTGGAAAACTCAGGCGGGGCGTACGACCATCGATCAAAAAGCACTCCAGGCAAAGGATCCGGAAATCTATGCCAAATATGCAAAGCAGAGCAAGCCGATCCGCGTCCTGCGTATCAGCTGACGGATAAAGAAGGGAGACTATCATCATGGCAAGTGTAAAAGGCGGCGCAATCCAGAAAGCGCAGGAACAGAAAACTGCAGCGGTGCAGCAACAGCGCACCATCAAAGACCTCATCGTGTCGATGGAGGGGCAGATTGCAAAGGCTTTGCCTTCTGTCCTCACGCCGGAGCGATTCACCCGCATGGTGCTCACGGCTCTCAGCACGAATCCGACACTGCGTGAGTGTACGCCGGCCAGTTTCCTCGGAGCGATGATGCAGGCGGCGCAGCTTGGCGTCGAGCCGAACACCCCGCTCGGGCAGGCGTATCTTATCCCATACAAGAATCACGGGACAATGGAGTGTCAGTTCCAGCTTGGCTACAAGGGACTTCTCGATCTCGCGTACCGCAGCGGGGAAGTCACCATCATCCAGGCGCACGAAGTCTACGAGAACGATGTGTTTGAATATGAGTTTGGACTTGAACCGAAGCTGAAACATATCCCAACGACAGGAGAGCGCGGATCCGTTACGCACTACTACGCTATGTTCAAAACCAAGAGCGGCGGCTACGGCTTTCACGTCATGGGGCGCGAAGAGGTGGATGCCTTCGCCAGGAAGTACAGCCAGGCATACAAGAAGGGCTACAGCACTCCATGGCTCACGAATTTTGACGAGATGGCGAAAAAGACCGTCCTCAAGGCATGCCTCAAGTATGCACCCATCAAAACGGAGTTCGCACGCACGCTGAGCGCGGATGAGACCATCAAGACATCGATCGCAGCAGACATGGTCAGTGAGGCGGACGAGACGGACTACATCGAGGCAGAGGCCGTTGAAGTCGAGGATATACCCACTGAGGATGCGCCGAAGCAGAACAAGTTTATGAGTGCGGCAAAGGATGTTCCGGATAATGTTGACCCGGAGACGGGCGAGATCAAATGATTCTGGTTGGCAGTGTTGTCGGGGAGACGGACAGAGGTATCAATATCTTTGTCCCCTTCCCGGAACGCATAGATAAGCTCTATGACTGTCATTCAACCGTCGGTGTAGAGTTCGTGGACAAACGCCGTATCAGCGCAAAGCAGCGAAAGAAAGCCTACGTCCTCATCGCCTACATTGCCGCATGGTGGGGGTATACGCCCGTTGAGGCGATGAAGGAAATGCTCAAGCTGATGTTTGTCGGCGAGGCAGAAACCCTCAGAAGGACATTCTCGCTCTCGGACTGCGACATGACGACAGCGCGGCTCTTTATCACCTACCTGATAGATTTCTGCCTCCTGCATGGGGTAGACGTCGGAGAGCCTCTGTATCAGCTCTCAGAGGACATACCTAGGTATGTGTGGGCATGCCTCATGAACAGGCGGTGTGCGGTGTGCGGGAGGAAAGCGGAGCTGCATCACGTCGATGCGGTCGGAATGGGGCGCAACCGCAAGGAGATATGTCACATCGGAATGCGTGCGCTGCCTCTTTGCAGGGAACATCACACGGAGATTCACAGCATCGGGCAGGAGGCTTTTCTGCGGCGGTATTTCCTTGAGCCCGTGAAGATCGATGAGCGGATCGCGGATGTGTATCGGCTGAAAGCGAGGTGAATGTATGCGGCAGTATATGACACTTCTAAAATCTTACTCTGATTCTAGCGTGGGATTAGTCCCGCCCGTAGCCCAAGCGCTTTATTTCAGGCTGTTTCTCATAAACAACCGCGCCGGCTGGACGGAATGGTTCGGGGCGACAAATCAGAGACTAATGTTAGAAGTCGGACTAAATAGTGCCCATACCCTCATTGAGAATCGAAACCTCCTAAAAAGACTGGGATTCATAGACTTCAAGCAGGGGAAAAAAGGTCAACCAACGCTCTATCGTCTGAATGATATGTGTGAAGAAAAGGGTGCATTAAATGCACTAAAAACTGCACCGCAAACTGCACTAGAAAGTGCATCAAATACTGCACTGAATACTGCACCACAAACTGCACACATATATAGACAAGAGACAATGACTAAGACTAAGACAAAAAGAAATACAAAAGAAAAAGCCCTTGCTTCTCTTCTGGAATCCTACACGGATAATGCGGAGCTTCTTGAAGCTCTTCGTGGATTCGTTGAAATGCGAAAGGAGAAGGGCGGCGTATTGACGGAGCGGGCGTTACAACTCAGTCTTTCTAAACTCGACAAGCTGTCAACCAGCAACGAAGAGAAAATTGCTATTGTCAACGAGTCTGTAATGAGAGAGTGGAAGACATTCTACCCGCTGAAAAAACAGGAGGTGAGACAAGATGGAACAGGCAGGAACGATAGCCGCGAGGCTCTTCAAGAACGGTATCAAGATTTCCTCGAAGCCGACCGCAACTACGTCCCTCCGTGGAAGCTACGACCTCCCAGCGGAGGAGATCAAGCGGCATCAGGATGAGATTGCGGACATTGAGCGTGCGCAGGAGAGATGCAAGGGGT